GTCGAAAAGTCCGTAACTTGGTGGACAGCGACGTATACAAAGACGTTTTTACCGAGACTTCACTGCAATCTGACTCCAAAGCGGCGGGTCGATGGAACACATCCAAGGGCGGTGACTACTTCGCTATCGGTGTGGGCGGTGCTGTGACCGGTAAGGGTGCGGATATTCTGATTATTGATGACCCGCACAGCGAACAAGAGGCTGCATTAGCCGAGGTGAACCCGGAAATCTACGATAAGACCTACGAATGGTACACATCGGGGCCGCGTCAGCGTCTCCAGCCGGGTGGATCGATCATCATAGTGATGACACGCTGGTCAAAGAAGGACTTGACGGGTCAAGTATTGAAAGCCGCTGCGCAACGCGACGGCGATGAGTGGGAAGTCATCGAATTTCCGGCGATTCTGCCCTCTGGCAACCCACTTTGGCCTGAGTTTTGGTCAATTAAAGAACTCCAAGCCCTGAAAAATGAACTGCCCAACCAGAAATGGATGGCGCAGTACATGCAGAACCCCACTTCCGAGTCTGCTGCGATCATCAAGCGTGAATGGTGGCAGGAATGGGAGCAAGATCACCCGCCGCAGTGTGAATTTGTGCTGCAAAGCTGGGATACGGCGTTCGAAAAACATAACCGTGCTGACTATTCGGCATGCACCACGTGGGGAGTCTTCTATCAGGAGGACGACAGCGGGGTAATGCAGGCCAACATCATCCTCCTAAACGCCTTCCGCAGACGCATGGAGTTTCCGGAGCTAAAGAAGAAGGCGATTGAAGAGTTCAAGGAGTGGGAGCCGGACTCAATCATCATCGAGAAGAAAGCATCCGGGGCACCGCTTATCTACGAGATGAGATCAATGGGTATACCGGTGGCGGAGTTCACGCCGGGCAAAGGCAATGACAAGATCAGCCGGTTAAATGCGGTATCAGACATTTTTGCAAGTAGTCGCGTCTGGGTACCCAACACACATTGGGCGGAAGAAGTGGTGGACGAGGTAGCATCCTTCCCCGGCGGGGAACATGATGACTATGTTGACTCGGTATCTCTCGCATTGATGCGCTTCCGCAGAGGCGGGTACATTCGCTCGGTACTAGACGAGCCGGAAGAAGTGCCGGAGTTTAGACGCAAGAAAGCTTATTACTAAGGATAGATTATGGCTATTGATAAAGCATTAAACCGTGCGCCGCTAGGGCTGGACGCAATGGGTATGGGGGCCGATGAGCCTGCACTGGAGATTGAGATTGAAGACCCAGAGTCGGTAACGATAGGTATGCCGGGGCTGGAGATTGAGATTGAGCCGGGTAACGACGAGGACGATGAGTTCAACGCTAACCTCGCTGAGAAGATCAGTGAAGACGCGCTGGAGACTCTAGCAGGTGAACTGACGGGTGACTTTGAGGATGACGTGGGCAGTCGCAAAGACTGGATGCAGACTTACGTCGATGGCCTTGAGCTACTGGGCATGAGACTGGAGGAGCGCAGTGAACCGTGGGAAGGCGCTTGCGGGGTTTACCATCCCCTTCTATCTGAGGCTTTGGTTAAGTTCCAATCCGAGACGATTATGGCGACGTTCCCGGCGAGTGGCCCGGTTAAGACGCAGATCATTGGAAAGGAGACCACTCAGAAGAAGGAAGCTGCGGAGCGTGTCCAGAACGACATGAACTATCAGCTTACTGAGGTGATGACCGAGTACCGCAGTGAGCATGAGCGCATGCTGTGGGGCTTGGGCCTGTCGGGTAATGCGTTCAAGAAGGTGTACTACGACCCATCGCTAGAGCGTCAGGTCTCTATCTTTGTGCCTGCGGAAGATGTGGTTGTGCCTTACGGCTCGGAGACTTTGCAAAATGCGCCGCGTGTAACCCACGTGATGCGCAAGACCGAGAACGAGCTAAAGAAACTGCAAGTCGCAGGCTTCTACCGTGATGTTGACCTTGGCCCTCCGATGAACACATTGGATGATGTCGAGAAGAAGATCGCGGAAAAAATGGGCTTCCGTGCTACCACCGATGACCGCTACAAGCTCCTTGAGATGCAAGTTGATCTGGACTTGGAAGGGTTTGAGAGCGAGGACGGCGTAGCGTTGCCTTACATCGTCACGATGGAGAAGGGTAGCGGCACTATTCTGGCAATCCGTCGCAACTGGGAACCAGACGATGACACCCATCAGAAGCGAACCCACTTTGTTCATTACGGCTACATACCGGGGTTTGGCTTCTACTACTTTGGCCTGATCCACTTGATTGGCGCGTACGCCAAGTCGGGCACTTCCATCCTTCGTCAACTTGTTGACGCGGGTACGCTGTCAAACCTGCCGGGCGGTCTAAAGACCAAAGGAATGCGTACCAAGGGAGACGATACTCCGATCTCTCCGGGAGAATGGCGCGACGTGGACGTGGCCTCCGGCACCATACGCGACAACATCTTGCCGCTGCCATATAAAGAGCCATCACTTGTCCTGAAGCAGTTGATGGATCAGATCGTTGACGAAGGTCGGCGCTTTGCTTCCGCTGCTGATTTGCAGGTCTCTGATATGTCGGCGCAGGCTCCTGTTGGAACGACACTCGCACTGCTGGAGCGTCAACTAAAAGTGATGTCGGCAGTTCAGGCGCGTATTCACTTTGCGATGAAGCAAGAGTTCAAGCTCTTAAAGAACATCATCGCGGCGTATGCCCCAACAGAGTACAGCTACGAACCAGAAGAAGGCCCACGTCGCGCACGTCAACAAGACTATGCAAACGTCGATGTGATTCCGGTATCTGATCCGAATGCGGCGACGATGTCGCAGAAGGTGGTTCAGTACCAAGCAGTCATGCAGATGGCGCAAGCTAATCCGCAAATCTATGACATGGTCGAGTTAAACAAGCAGATGTTGGAAGTTCTAGGTATTAAGAACGTCCATAAGCTTGTACCTGCTTCAGAAGATCAGAAGCCAAAAGACCCTGTGTCAGAGAACATGGCAATCCTGAACATGAAGCCGGTTAAGGCATTTATGTATCAAGACCATGAAGCGCATCTCCAAGTGCACATCTCTGCTATGAGAGACCCAAAAATTGCGCAACTTATTGGGCAAAACCCACAAGCTCCCGCAATTATGGCAGCGGCTATGGCTCACATTAATGAGCACGTCGCGTTTGAATATCGCAAACAGATCGAAGAGCAGTTGGGTATTCCGGTTGATATTCCTGATTATGAGGATGGCGAGACTATTCCAGAAGAGATGGAGGTTCAAATCAGCCGCATGATGGCGATGGCAGCAGATAAATTGGCGCAAAAGAATCAAGCGGAAGCCGCACAGCAGCAAGCACAACAAGCTGCACAAGACCCGATTGTTCAGATGCAACAACAAGAGTTGCAGATCAAACAGCAGGAATTGCAGCTTAAAGCTCAGAAACTTCAGATCGATGCAACTGCTCAAGCGGATAAGTTGGATCTTGAGAAAGATCGTATCGAAGCGCAGAAAGAAATTGCTGGTATGCAGATTGGTGCTAAGACAGCTAAAGATAAAGCTGAACTTGAAGCCCGAATGGAGGAATCTGGAGTCCGTATTGGCGCAGATATAGCTAGAGCACGTGCAGAAATATCGCGGCGTTCACCAAATACAAAGGAGTAATCAGTGGACAAAACACTGGCAATCATCAAAGAACGTATCAATGAGAAACAAGCTCAGCTTGCTCACGCAGTAAGCGAAGGCACAATGAAAGATTTCGCAGAGTATCGCGCAATCTGCGGGGAGATTCGGGGTCTATCCATCGCAGAAGGTTTTATCTTAGACCTTGCAGACCAGATGGAGCATAACCAAGATGAGTGAAATCATTATCGCCACTGAACATGGCGAGGTTCCGCAAGAAGCGGAAGAAAAAGCAAAGCAACTCCCTAAACCGTCGGGGTATCACATCCTCGTCGCATTGCCGGACATTGAAGAGTCATTTGAAAGCGGCATTATCAAATCGGATGAGACTAGGCGATTTGAAGAAGTGCTTGCAACGGTGTTTTTTGTCGTTGATCTTGGCCCCGACTGCTACAGCGATAAGGAGCGGTTCCCAAGTGGCCCGTGGTGCAAGAAGGGTGACTTTATTCTGGCCCGCCCGAATAGCGGTACCCGCTTAAAGATTCACGGTAAAGAGTTCCGCATGATCAATGACGATACGGTGGAAGCAGTTGTAGAAGACCCCCGTGGCATCCGCCGCGCATAAGGAGAAAGCATGGAAAAAGTTGAATTTGAGTTTCCCGATGAAAAAGAAGCCAAAGCCGGTGGCGCGGTTGAGGCTAAGCAAAATGACATCGATTTTGAGATAGAAGACGATACCCCGGAAGAGGATCGTGGTCGGGAGCCGTTACCCAAGCACATCGTCGAAGAGCTTGAGCAGGATGAATTGGAGGACTACTCCGAGAAGGTAAAAATCCGCCTGAAGCAGATGAAGAAGGTGTTTCACGACGAACGCCGGGATAAGGAACAAGCTCATCGGGAGCGTCAGGCTGCGGAAGACCTTGCGAAGCGTATCCTTGAAGAAAATAAAGCTCTCAAAGGAAAGCTTTCTGAAGGGGAAAAACACTACATTCAAACCTATCAGTCGGCGGTTGAACTGGAGTTGGATGCAGCTAAACGCGCCTATCGGGAAGCCTATGATGCAGGTGACACCGATAAAGTAATTGATGCGCAAGAGCGCCTCAATGCTGCTCAGTTTAAGTTACAAAAAGCAAAAGACTACGTACCCTCTTTACAATATGAGCAAGATGAGGTACAAACCAACCCAGAAGTCCCAGTGGCTCGTCCTGACCCAAGGGCAGTTGCGTGGCAAGAGCGCAATACTTGGTTCGGTCAAGACGAGGAGATGACCAGTCTTGCACTTGGGCTACACCAAAAGCTGGTCAAACAGTACGGAAATCAGTACACGTCCACCGACGAGTATTGGCAGAAGATTGACGCCACAATGCGCCAACGCTTCTCGGACTACTTCCAAAGTGATTCTTCGCCGCAACCTGAAAGGGCTGCGCCGCGCACAGAAAAGCCGTCCACGGTCGTGGCACCTGCGACCCGTAGCACATCCTCCAAAAAGATAGTGCTTAAGCAATCGCAGTTGAACCTTGCAAAACGTCTGGGGTTAAGCCCAGAGCAGTATGCCCGTGAACTAATGAAAATGGAGGCCAAAAATGGCTGAAAACAGACTCACTCGTGAACTTGAAACTCGT